TCTGATTAATCATTACATTAGCTCTTTGCTCAAAAATATGAATTAGTACCGCTTCAATCTCTTCCTTCTCACTTCCTTCATTTGCATGAATGGCATTAACTCTTTCTGTATGACTAAAACATAAAGCGACAGAAATCAAAATTAAAACCAGTGTAGTTTTTCTAACGCCTCTCATTTCTCACCGTCCAGCTTTGCAAAGACAATAAGTCTTTTTCATGTAACGCCCCGAATTTCAACCTTTTAAAATCGAAAAGAATTGCTGGCCCCGCATAACTATCTACATGTCTGTTCAGAGCCATTCCCCTCCTAGCATTTTTTTTCTTTAAAAAGTATGGTCTCCTATTTGGAAAGACTTAAACAGGAAAAATTAACTTACTGTTAAATTTACGTTGTTGTATAACGAGGTTTCTACGAAGACCTGTGTTTAGCAACTTCGTTACCAAATACCACCATATACAACTAATGGGAAGAAGAATCAGAAAAAACAAAAAAATAGCGACTTCCAAAAAAACTTCGGAAGTCGCGCTATAATTAAATTATTAAGATGCTGGTGAAGGGAATTGAACCCCCGGCCTACGCATTACGAGTGCGTTAATTCCACGTTATAACTTCGGATGCCTTACGCAGCCTATAACGGACATTCATACGATGACCTACGTTTTCTACAAAGTCCTACGTAGCGCCTAGTATAGCACGCGGATAACGTTAGGACAACCGCTATATTTACATATATTTACTCCCCGAGATAAAAAATGATCGCGGATTTAGAGTACAGCAGAAAGGCCGCTTGGAGATAGGGGCCTTGGGGTAATTTTAGCGCGGTGACGTGTTGAATTATCGTAATGAATACGTTATACATTTTTCGGAGCAACGCACTACTACTGCGTAGCCCCTACGTATATCCGAAAACCCGCACCCCGCCTACGTTTGTCCATCCGTTGCATAAACGCACGTTATACGCTGCATATACATTCCCAGCGGTCGGACTCAGCAAACCGCGTAACCGTGCGGAATGGCGCAGTTATCACGTTCCTAGCGCTGGCAATTTATACACGGAGTCCGATTGCGTATATACATGCGTTTATGCAGCGGATAGAGCGGTATTCAGCGCCTACCCCGTGAGTTTTCGGAGGGCCTCGCGTCCTGAGCCCCGTGCAGAAGAAACCGCCATTTGTCCGATAACGGGACGTTAATTGTCCCTGTGTAAACGACGAAAAGGCCGCGCTACCGCAGCGTATTGCCACGATAACACGGCCGAGTTACTCGTCATACTAAACGTTACACTGTTCCGATCGCATCGAAGAACCACGTCATATCCTGCGCTGTTCTCAAGCGCATTCGTTCACGCGAGGCTCTTCGCCATTCATTCGCGAGCTTACCTTCTAACTTGCGCAGTTCCTTATCGAAGTCCTTACGCTGTCTCCAACGTTGGAGAGTCCGTCTATCTACGCCAACACTAGCGGCAGTCTCAGCGTAACCCAATCTCCCATCCGCAAGCAGCGCTATCGCCTGGTAATGGCGCACATCAAGCGGAGCAACTGGACGGCCGCGCTTACTCTTCCGTGCCATTGTGCGTGGTTCCCTTCGCTACCTTAAGCGCCTCAATACGCTGTCTCAACGCATCTACGTCGGTAACTGTTGCGCTGCCTGGCGTTTGTACTTCGACCTTATCCGTCAGCATGCCGTGAACCTGTAGCGCGAGTTTTGCCATAGCTGCGGACTTCTCTTCGAGCGCCATACGTGTAAGTGCGCTGACAAGCTCCGGAAGCTCACCGACGTTATTCCGGACAATCTGCGCTTTGAGCTCCGCAATAAAGTCCGGGTCTTTCTGCCACGTGTAGATAGTCGAACGGCTTACGTTCGCGGCGGTGGCGATTTCGTCGATGGACAGGCGCTCGACTTTTGGAAGTGATAAATGCTGAATTGCGATATGCTGGCCCGCTGATAGTGATTTCATACTGATTTCCCCTTTACTGATAAAGTATAAATAAACCTATTAATAGGCATTTCGTACATAACAAATAGACGCAATCCCGAAGGACCGCGCCGTTATGTCGTGTGTATAGACGATGGTTCATGCTGAACTAGCGTTTGTTATTTACCGAGCTGCGCAATCTTAGCGTCGATCTCCGTTAACTGCGCTTGAAGTGCGGTAAGTTCAGTTTTATCTTTTAGAAGTTGGGTCTCATATTGTGCTAATGTTTCCTTTGCTCGCTCGCCAACCTTACCGTTTGTGCTTAGTATCTCAGATGATTCCCTTAGTCCCGGAAGTACATTCTTCTCTATATCCTTTATTCCATTGTCTAAGCGCGTTATATCTGCTGATATTTTTTCACGGTCAGCCTTTAATTCAGCGCTAGACTTGTTAGGTGTAACCATTACTGTTGCGGTCTCGCCCATTATAATTTTCTTCCCTTCTATCGTTAATTTCGTTCCCGTTGCTTCGGATAGCGCACGGACAGGAACATACGCAGAGCCGTTTATTATAATAGCGTCAGCTACTTTTGCTCCGCCCTTTTCCACCGTAAATAGCCCTTGTACTTTCTGTCCGATTAGACTCACAGAATCCGCAAATACGGAAGCGCCACCAAATAGCAGCGCTCCGACAATTACACCTGACACAAACTTTTTCATATGATAGCCTCCGTAGTGGTATTTTCCTAATAGTACCATTACGTTAAGAGGCTGTGAAGGTTCCTCCTCCACTGTTCGCATTAGCAGGGTTCCCGTGATTATGATTCGGGATAGATACGGTATGCGAGTGAGCTGCGTTAGCTTTGTTGGCTAATGCCGACCATATTGCGCTAAGTTCCTCTTGAAGTGATATATGCGATGACTCAGAGTATAATTTATTCCAAGACGGAACCCTAACATAATCACTCCCCGGCTCTAACTTTACGCCATCTCCATTTAAAGTCGCTCGCCCATAACCACTCAAGAAAAAGCCGGATGACGGCGAGTTAAATATTACCGACTGATTCCCATTCGCATTAAAGATAATCTTACTAACGCCGCCATCATATGCCGGTATTTGTATCCCGTTATTCGGGTCCGCATAAACACCAAACGCCACGCTAGAAGGGTCGATCTCAACTCGCGGGTAAACACCATCGCCCGCCGTCCGTAGCTTTGCACCAGTAATCGTCCCGCCGCTTATTGTTGATGCGCTGATTGATCCGCTAAAATTACCGTCAACTGCGCTCATGATTCCGCCGCTTGTTACCGTAAACTTATCGTTAACGTTAATAGACGAACCGACGATCGCACCGTTATTAAAGCTAGATGAGTTAATACGCGCAGAGTTCGCGGTCAGACTATTAGCGATAACATTACCGGCCATATCTGCGTGAAATGTGAACGGTCGCCCTGGCCATTTCGGATATTGTTGCGCGCTACGTATCCGGTCAACCATAGACTTAACGCCGGACGTATCTACTTGAAAACGCGTCAATCGGCCGCCTACGCTAACATCCGTAACATGTTCGTACCCATGTAAAACGGCTTGGTGTAGCTCCGTTCCTTTCTCAAGCTGAGCCCAAATGACCGGAAGAATATCGCCAGAATGTGAACCAAACGCAAAAAACTGCGCGTTATCTGGGCTTTCCTCAGTAATTTCAAAATCGTTGTTATAAACCATCTGAACGTATTTGGGTACGCCATCGCGTATTTCATGGATAGTCACCGCGAACTCTATGCCGTATTCGCACGCCTTGTGAGACGGATCGTTCTCGTTTAGGTCCTTGTACTTCTGAAACTTCTCACGTGCGATGCTTTGAATATCCTCTAATGAGGTCTTATCTGTAATTAAGCTTAATACGTCTGCAGAAATGTCAGCAATACCGGTAGTAAAGATTACGCGACTACCTATTTGTCGGGCTTTTGGGTATTCGTCGGTTACGAGATATTTCTTGCCGAAATTATCGGTCGCAGAAACTCTGCCGTCAGCCCATACCTGTATGTTACCGTCTAAGTACACTGAAACACATAAACTCATCCGATCAACCTCCGTATATTAAATTAGAGCGCCCACTATTCGAGCGCCCCTACCTTGTGCGGATCTAACTTTTCAAACCTGTTGCTTGTAACCTTGTCGCTACTCGTTCCCGCTCACTGTAAACAATTTTTGCCGTTGTCGGATCTGCAATATCGACGTCATTCATACTCATGTCGATATGATTCGTAATATTCGTTGTCGTTGACGGAGCTGCCGGACTCATACGCGGCGTTGCGACCATCTCGAACAGCGCTGATTGTTGAGCGGCGTTCAGTACAATTTCGCCTCCGTGTGCCAAAATTGGAACCGCCGAACCACGCGCTCCCTGAACGATCCCACCCGTAGCAAACGCCTGTAACTTACCAGTATCTGATGTAATCCCGTATTGATCTCGGATGGTTTGGTTATCCGCCTGTAGTCGTTTCATCTCCGCCGTGTTTCCCGACTTCTTCGCCGCGTCGTACGCATCCTTATTCGCGTTATAACGAACGAGATCGGCCGCCTTCTTCGACTCCGCATTAATCTGCGTAACTTGCGCCATCTTTGCGTTATACTGCGCAACGAACGAATCGAGCTCCGTAAGAATCGCGCTATTTGCCGAGCCACTTACGCTAACACGATACGCCGCGATTCCGTCCTCAATCGACTTGATATCGCCTGAGTACGCATCAAATGCCGCAGTGAGTACGTCATATTGCGCTTCGGCTGCGGTCTTCTCCGCCTCGTACGCTTTCGTCTGCGCAGTCTTTTCGTCCTTGAGCGCGTCTTGTTGATCCGCAAGCGTACGGTCTGTTAATTCGCGGTCGTGTTCGAGTTGCATGCGCGCGATCTCTTTAAGCAGCGCATCCCGTTCGTCTTTGCCTTCCTGACCGACCGCGCTCGCAAGTTCCGCTAATCGCGCTTGTTTCTCCGCGAGTTGCGTAGCGTAGTCAGCGTCAACGTTGAGCTCTTTGTTGGCGTCACGTAATCGCTGAATAGCGTCAATCCGTGCGTCGTAATCGTCGAGTGCCGCTTGCTTACGCGCTTCGATCGCCTTGAGTTCCGCATCCTTCGCGTCCTTAATCGCGGCTTTCTGCTTCTTAACGAGATCGTCCGCGAGATCCTTCGTCAGCTTCGTCAGTGACTTACGGAGGTTGTAGAGTTGCTCGTCAGCCTGCGCATAATACTCCGAGTCCTTGGCGTATCGATCCCGTACGCGAGTCCACGCGTCGATCTTCATTTGCGCGATCTCTGTTTCCGATTTACCTGCGTCAGACATGCGGCGCTCCTCTGCGCTGATCCACTTGGACGATGCGCTATACTGAGCACGTGCTTCCGCTTCGGTTGCGGTGGCTACGTTCTTGCGCGACTGGCGGACTTGATCGTCTGCGGCGATATACTCTGCGCTATCCTTCGCGTAACGATTACGTAGCCGCGTCCAGCTTGCGAGCTTCATTTCCGCGATCTTGAGTTCGGACTTACCGCTGTCTTCCATCCGTTTCGACTCCGCATCAATCCACGTAGTCGAAAAGTCATAGCGTGATTGGGCGCTGTCCTCTGATAACCGCTTGAGCTGCAACTGCAACGTACGCGCGTCGTCGATGGATTCCGCTAGAAACTTCGCGTGCTTCGCCTTGAGCGCGTCATACTTTTTAATCTGCGCGTCAGCGGTCATATCGTAAAAGTCCGCTTGAAACTGGACGGTTTTAAGGTCGGCGTTGTATAGCTTCTCGCGAAGTTCGGCGGCAAGTTCCGCGGCTGTCTTACCCTTCGCTTTCTTTTCCTTCTTAGCTTTCGGATCGTCCTGCGGAATAATATCCTTCGTAAACGTTTGAGCTCCGGCTTCAACTTCCGCCGCTAACTTCTCCATCTCGCGAGCTGCGTCCGAATATTTCTGCTGTTGTGCGAGCGCTAAATCCCGTCCCTGCTTCGCTTCCTCTGTAACTTTATTCGTTAGGTAATCGTTGTACACGAGATCCATAACGTTAGGCGTTTTACCGTTCATCTTCGCCTCGCCTTGTGCTACGGACTCCTCAAATGTTGCCGCTTTTGCTCCGGATACTTTCGCCATAGCTTCGATCAGCAGCGTATAGTTCTTAATCTGCGTCTTGACCGATTCCTCTTGCGCCTTATTTTCCTTTGCGAAATTACGAATCCGTGCCGCAGCTTGATCGGCGGCTAAGTCCGTAAATTTCTTATCCGCGGCGATTTGGTCGATAATCACGTCGATATTATCCGCACGAATACGTCCGTCCTCGCCTTGGCGCGCGTTAAGCTCAGGATACTGTTCGATCAACTTCTCTGTTACGTCAACGAGGCGTCCCTTTTGCGAGGCGTCCAGCGTTTGGGAACCGGATAACTCCTTAAACTGCGTCGCCAATGCGCTCATTTGTACGAGCGTTGCCTTCTTCGTTGCGAGTGCGGATGCTTCCGCTTTGTCTTGCGCAGATATTGAGTCTACGGAATACTTGAGCGCCTTGTTCATATCTTCGAGTTTAGACGTTGCGACTTCTACTCCGTCGAATCCCATATTCCGCAGCTTATCGTCCATCTCGCCGAGTGCTTCGTTAATGTCCATTGCTTCCGACATCATTGCCGGATTCCCTAAACCTTTTTCACCCGCCGCTTGGATTTCGTTAAGGCGCCTTTCCAGCGTTGCGCGTTCGTTGAGTGCCTCTGTAAGTTCCTTCGTCTTAGCCGTGAGCGTTTCGATGTCTGCGGCTGATTGATCGACGGGCGCTTTATCGAGCAGCGTATTAAGTTCCTTCTGCGCCTTAAGCATGTCCTGCGTTGCTCTCACGTCTTCTCCCTTTTTCGCAACCAATGCACCGATTCCGCCAGCCAGCGCCCCGATAGCAACGATCGCCAATCCGATTGGCCCTGCGGATGCCCCTAGCGCCATCATACCGGTCTTAATCAGCGCAAATAGCGGTGGTAGGGCTGCAAGACCCGCTACAAATAGTAGGACTCCGCCCGTTGCGGTAGCTAGTCCGGACACAAGCGCCTTATTCTCCGTTACAAAATCCGCAAGTCCGATTATTGTCGGAGTCAACGCTTCGAGCGTTTTCTGTACAACGGGAGTAAACGCCTCGCCTAGCGCTACAGCCGCGGTGTTCGTTGCTTGCGTAAAGCGGTTTTGAGAGCCCGTGAATCCTTGCATCGCCTCGTCCGCATTTCCCGTAAAGATCGCGCCTTCATTAACAAATCCGTTATATGCGGCCTGAATCTTCTGAGCATCCGTTAATCTGCCCGCCGTTGTTCCGATTGTCCGCGCATACTCCGCCTGCATAACGGATAGGTTTTTCGTAACTCCGACCGCATCTGATAGCGTAGAGTTACCGTTCTTGATACCGTCTAATGACGCTTGGATAGCGCCACCCATTGTATAAAAGGACTGGCGGTTATACGCGGCTGAGTCTGCAAGTGAGTTGATAAGTTTCGTAGACTCTTCGAGATCAAGTCCGGTAGACATCGCAGTCTTGAACGCTAGAACCGATTCTGTGAGCGTTAAAAAACCGCGCTTGGCTAAATCCTGCGCGGCTTGCTGTGCGTCTCCCGTCTGGATACCGAAGCCTTTCGCAACGGCGTTAAGTCCCTGGAACGCGTTATATAATTTCGTGCTCTCCGCGACGACCGATTGCATCTCGCGTACAAGTTTCGTTAGGCCTGCGCCTGCACCGAGTCCCGTAAGTGCGGAACCTAAATTCCGCATCCCGTCCGCACCGCGCCTACTCTGATCTTCGAGATCCTGTATTCTACGTCTGGCTTCGTCAATATTCCGTCTAAACTCCGCAATGTCGAGGATAATCCGCGCTTGGATTTCGCCTACATTAGTACCACCACTAGCCGACAATAGCGCTCACCCCCGGCAGTGCTGCTATGATATCGACGATTTTACCGATTTCCTCCGCGTCTGCCTCCGGTACGATTCCTAGATTGGCGAAAGCACCATACAAGCCCCGTAAACATTCGGCGCGTGCGATTTCCTTATCCGAGTCGCTTCCAATTGAGTCCGGAATCTGCTGCAACAGGTTAAACAGCGTTTCGATAGACGCGAGATTTGCTTCGATCATTTCTTCCATGTAAATTCCTCCTTATAAATAAAAAAGGCGGAACCCGAAGGCCCCGCCGTAGTTATTTCGTATTTAATTAAGCAGTCAAACCCTTAATGCGAGCGTGCGCTTTTTCTTGCTTAAACTCAAGCGTGTACTCTCCTACTAATTGGCCGGTAGTATAATCACCCAACTTTCCGAGATACGTGTGTCCGAATGAGCGCCCACCAAGAGGACGGATCTTAATGCGGTTCGTATCAATAAACAAGATTTCATCCGGTTTCAGATTGTCGTTCATTACAACCTGGAATCTTCCGAAATCGTTTACGATATGATCGACAACTTGACCGCGCGCGTTCTCTTGCTGCGTTACGCGAATTTGCGAGATAGAAAAATCGCTGATTGCGCGTTTTTGAACTGACGGAACGACGAATGTATATCCAGCGCTACCGGAAGCGAAGCCGCCAGCGGAATAAATAAGCTGCGCCACATCGTCGAGCATAGCCTTAGTGATCGGCCCCGAAACCGTTTTAATGTTGGTAGTGATGAAGTTGCGGATACCTCGCATAGTCCGATAATTGCCGCTATCGAACTTACGCCCACCAATGACCGCCTTTTCGAGTTGAAGCGCTACCTCAAGCTGCTTTTTGGCCTTCTCGTATTCGTACAATCCTGCGCCGCCGATACCGTATTGCGCGATTTCCTCCGCAGTACCCGTTACGCTGATTGAATCCTCGAAGATTTGCGTCACGTTATCCTCTTTAGTGCGCGCTTTGAACCTCGATTCGCGTGCGTCCGCGCCTTCCTTACCATCTCCGTATAGAACCTCGATTGCCGTATTTACGGTAATAGCGGCTGCCGTTGTTCCTTGATATCCCCGCACTACCGTAAGCTTCTTAGCCGCAGCATCAACGGCCTGAATTAGCACAGCTTCATCACCAATCTCCGCGATGGTTCTGTCTCGGAATGGCTCTACGGATTCGACGGTAAGTTCTGTAGCGGCTGCGTTCGCGGCGGCGGTAATCTTAGAACGAGTAGCGAAGACCTCATCTTCGTACCAAACATGCGTGGTTGAAGTGACTGGCTCACCGAAGCCTAGTAAGTTCAACATAGGCGCTTGAGTTGAGTTGAGAAGCATGATTTCGTCTACTACGGATTCCTTTTTACCGATAAGTGCGTTTGAATAAATTGTCAAATTAATGACCCCCTGTTATGTTTTTATTTTGTTTGGTGCTTTAATGCTGCATAAGCAGCTACGTCTTCCGCTCGACCAGTCTTACGTGCTCTTTCCGCTGCTTCTGCGAGAAAATGGGCTTTCGATCTAACGTAGGGCTCACCCCCTCCGCCTGGGCCGCCTATTGATATCGGTTGCGTCCTTGGCGCCGTAGCAGTTACGGCCGCTAGAATTTCGTCAATACCTTGCGCATTACCCGCATCATCAAACGTAATGCCGGATAGATTAACAATACCCGCGAGTTTGTCCGGGTCTGCGATACCGGCTGCGCTTGCCTTACGGTAAAATGCCGCACTCACACGCGTTGTATGAAGCTGTGCCGCTAGGTCTGACGCTCTCTGTTCAAGCTCGGTGCGTTCCTCTTCCCACGTCTTAGCCGGCGTTTCCTCTTGTTGTTCCTGTTCTAATTGCTCTTGTTCTTCTTCCAACTTTGCTCCCCCTACCATTTAAATTTTAAATGTCTGAACCATGTGTACACGCAATAGCTACGCAATGTCTTTCCAATCGCCACGCGCACGATAATCGCCTCCTTTCTCGCGAACAACTAGTGCGTTTCCTGCTCAATGGAGGTATCTTCTTCTGTTTTAGGTTCTTGCCATTCAACGCGAGGCGTCTCCGCCGGATCAAATCGAGGATGACTTATCATTTTCGAGTTCCAACCGCTTTTCTTCGGCGTATATTCGACACGCCCCATAACGTTGCAGTCGTAGATAACCGTTCCCACGTCAAAACTTCGGCGTAACGTGCGCAATAAGCCAACACGGTGTGCATTCGCAACTTGAGCGAGTGGATACGCATCGTAAGGGATGAAGCGCCGTGCTATTACCTCACCGTCTGTTCCCGTTATGGTTACGTGGACTTTCGTGTTCGCCCCGCAGACGTAAACCTGTTGATAGACGGTAATGATCTCGGTCATTTCACTTAACTCGGATTTTCGCATTGCTCTCGCTCCCTTCCTATGCCTATTTGACTGCACCATTCTGCAAACCCTTCCTTGTCCGTTGAAGATACGGCAATCTCCGTCGCTTCGAACCTCTCCTTGTATTCCTCCGCCTCATAGACACCGCTAAATATCGCATCAACTGTCTGAAAGTCATCTTCTACGGGAAAATGTCCTTCTTTAAACGGCCAGCGAGAACCCGGCGGAAAAATATGAATATGATGTGTTCCGTCCTCAACCGAGTGTTTAACGGTCATATATCTAGCGTCACTCATTAGCGTCTTCCTCCTAAAATATGAAGTTCAAGATAGCGGCAACGCTCCGGCTGATCGCGGAAACATTTGCACTTTGGGTCGATAGGGCTTCCATTAATACACAAGTTCTGTCGGGGCGAATATAGTCACACCACGTTGACGCCCGCGATTGAGTACGGTTCATTCGTCCGCGTCCTTTCTCGCTTTTATGTGTTAAAGCATTTTTCAAAAAGAAAAGACGACCAAACGCTTCCGCGTCTAATCGCCTAATGGGGTAATACAAACTCAGGGGGAAGGTAGCCCTGTTGACAAGCTACCCTCTCACTTACTATATAAAATTATTCCAAGAAAACAGCGCTAAGCCGCCATTTCCGCAAATTCTTTTTGAGAAATATGATAGCAACCGCGCTCGTCAACGTAGTAATCCACGTCGGCTAGATTGTACCGGATAACCTCGCCAGGAGCTACGGCTTCCGCGCGTTTCATCTCCATACCCGTTAGCTCGCGATCCGTCAATTTACGGCGGATGGGCAGGCGGTAGTTATGTCCATCCGTACCATAGAAAGCAGCGGCTCCGATGCTAGACGTTATTCCTGCGTGTTGCGTATCCCCGTAGGCGTTTCTTACTCTTTCGTACTCCTTCCGAGGAAGATACGTACCGGTGGCTTCGAAACGCAGTTCTGCCGCTTTCTGTTCATTTCGGCAACGCTCACAGCAATATATAGAACGTCTGCGCCGCGAGCTGTGGCAGTTCCATGCGGCGCAGTACTCCGGCTCGTCCTCGTCTTCGTGAACCGTCGGCGGGAATCCTATGTAGTCACGTTCCAACTCCGCCCATTCTTCGCGAGTACGGGTAAACGCGGCTTCTTTAGCTTCGGCACGCTCTCCGTTCTCAATCACATAGTCTAAGCGCTGACCCATCGTTTCGACCGCTTCCCAAAACGGCGAACGCTGCACACGGAAAGCCTTTGCGTTATCACTATCCGGTGGAACGCTTTTAACAACAAGATCGCGGCGTTCAGTGACCGCAAGAACGTCCTCAATAGCGGAGGCGTAACGAACCATTAGCGGGGCGGCATCAAGCGTATCGGCGGTTACGGTCTCCTTCGCGATGCAGGAGAGTCGGGCGAGTGGTGGCGTGGGAATGACGACTAGGTTCGGGCGCGTTTCCACGATCTGAGCTTTAGCTGTTGATTGCATAACAGTTCCCCCTATGGATATGAAATGGTTTAACATCCGGTTTCTTTGCTGTTTCTCAGGTTTAAGAACTCGCGCTCTTCTATATGTGTATATCAATACATTACTATCCGCGCAGATTACTATATCTCGCTAGAAATCAGTGAGCGTAAGCGAACTTATTTCGACGCGTCCGTTAGGAATGAAATGACGACACGGAAATGTTTATTCTTGTTTATTCGTTCTTGTTTATTCGTTCTTATTACTTTCCTATAAACGGAATACGACGGTTCCTGTAAACACGAATTAAGCTGCTCCGTCTATAGGAATCGCGGTTATTTCGGGATAAAATAGCGGCAGATATATCTTCTTAACGTTACCTGACCACGGTATCAACTTCGCGATAAGAAGCCCTTCGCGCTCCAATATATCGCACAGCGGTTTTATCCGGTCACTATGGATACCGGTCATATCTCGTATTTGTTCAACCGTAGGAAACGCCCACATATAATACTCATTCGCCGAGGTTCCGTTTACATACGCTTGTAGATACAACAATAGGAATAGCGCATCTCGAGCATCAGCCCGTTTATACTTGGCGCGCAAGTTCGGAAGCACCGTCCGGAACAAGTCGTGCGGAACCGGAGTATACCCGCCGCCCTCTCCGCGTTCAAGCACCTTCGCCTTCTGTTCGATCGCTATCTGTGCCTTCTCCCTCATTTCGCTCATATACCGATTCCTCCCCTTTTCCATATTTTTCGTTGAACTCCGCCGCTGACAACGGTAGCAACGGTTCATAAACCAGTTTGTTCGCGACTATACTCGACTTTGTTACCGTAAGCAGACCATACTTTTTCAGCGTTTCGACGTGCTGGCGGATTTTATACGGAGATAGACCAGATTGCGCCGTCATTTCCCCTTGATTTAGCCACGTTTTACCGTGCATAAGGCGTGTCGGGTCCTGTTGGCACCATGAGCGCAGAAAGCCGTAAAATCCCGCCGTTTCTACGGTGAAATCCTCTAGCGCCAAATACTCGCGATAGAGGACGTTAGGGATAGCGGTAAAGCCGACGTTATGCGTTTTTGACATAAGCAAACCTCCCGAGCTTCTGCGGACTTATAGGATACCTTCCGCTTTTTGTATTTCCGCAATATCCTTAAGCTTTCCGTAAGCTGAACTAATTGCAGACATCAGCTCTTTGTAAACTTCTGGCGACCATTCGAGCGCATCTACTAAGAGTTCCCCAAGGATTGGGGTTACGTAGTCTTCAACATCTCCCCACCATGTAGTGGATGCGCTACAGATATCAAGAATCTCATTAGCCTTAGAGTCTTTCGAGTATACAAGTCCGTGAATAGATCCTTCCGCGATGTACTCACTGTATGCTATTACTTCTCCGTCGCGGGTAATCCGCCCAACTAATGGTACAATCGCGCTTAGTTTATTTTTCATTGTCATTATCACTCGTCTCCCTTATCGTTTAGATTTTTGTAGTTAAGTGGCTAACCGCTATCTACCTACTTCAAACTTTCCGTATACTTGTATTAACGTGGTAGATCGCATTCCGTACACTTTCCGTATAAATAAATTCGTCGTACTCAGACGCGACTCATATTCCCGCACCTTTAGCGCATAAAAAGGGCGCTGCTCACTTTAGATAGCGCCCTCACATGCTACATATTGTTTTCGTAAGTAAAAATAACCCAATATATAGTGTTTGTAAACAAAATATATTTATGAATCATCGCTATCCTGTATTTTATACCCAACTGACGTAACGTATTACGCTAAGTCGACCACCTGTTGGCGCAAATGATCGACATAACGCAAAGATTCGTATGTTATATTCGTTGTTATAAGAATTTATAGCTAGTAAAGTTAGCATAAGTATGGTATATTCACTGTATAATATTTAATAATTACGCGGATAGGTACTGGCGTTGAATACGTACATTTTCCGGAAAGTACTCGCATATGTCTCCGTGAGAGACCTTGTCGTATCGGCGACCAAGTCTCCGTAATGCGCGAAAGCCCTTTACATGATGTATGTCCAACGCTCTACACATTTCTGATACACATTTAAAATCTGATCGACTCCGGCCAAGGTCTACGAGTGCAATCGCAATCTTGTCGGTGCTATGATCTACTAAGAATTGGAGCAGTTGGCGCTGTTCCTTTTCTTTTTGCTTCGGTTTAGGTGGCTCGGGGGCTGCGGCAATAACGTTGCAATTATCCTCGTCGTCAAGATAAGCCACTATACGCCCTTTCCGTCTTCCCTCCTTACGATAGAAATCGCAACGTCTATACTTGAGCCTAATAGTTAGCCAAGCCCCGAAATTCGAAATATCGTCAAGTTGAGATAGAGCCCATATTGCATCATCTAGTATTGTATCCGCGTCGTACATGTCGCCTACACCCGAATACTTGATTTTCGTTCTATTACTCTTCTTAAATAAATCCACAGCTACTCGATATAATTCTGTAAAATTAGCATTCGAGCGATCTGCAACATATTTCTCATAATAGACGTGTAAGATTTCAAAGTTCATCTAAAAACCTCCTAATTAAATTAATTGTGTGCTTGTCCTTTCTTAGTTGGAAATTAGGATAAGCGCCAGAGCAATCCAGTTACCGCCGCGTGTCCGAACATACAAGTGACCATCTATCCTCTTACCACCTCGATACACCTTTCCCTACCTCCCTTTTTTGGCACAACAAATAAACACAAATTAGTTGTGGATTTTTTTGTAAACTGGTGCTATACTGTCATTAAGTCAACATATTGAGATGTCAACATCTTGTGCTGTACTCATATAGTACACCCTGTATTTCAATATGTCAACATCTTGTGCATGATATTATTTAGGAGGTTTTTATTATGGAAATACGTTGCCGCCTCGGAGATATTATGAAAGAACGGGGATTAACAAATAAAGAAGTTGTTGAATTAACTAAAGTTAGTAGAAATACAATCACATCACTGGCCGGAAATGCCACAAAGAGAATCGACTACGATACACTCGCTGGACTGTGCAAAGGACTGCAAGTTACGCCTGGCGAATTACTCGAATATATTGCAGACAAATCACCGTCAAATTAGCGCCTTTGCTTCATACCCTAGCGCTAATACTCCTATGTGGTCACGAACGCGCTAATTCACGGCGATATCACGGCGAAATTGACGTATATGATGTATATAACAAGGAAAAAGCCAGTCGGCCCTGCGTGGGCTTTCCGGCTTGATTGCGTTAGTTGAAGATTGTATTAACAGGTGAAAATTTATCGTGTTGTTTCGAAATGTCCGCCTGAAACATCTCTGTATATAGCTGCGCCATGTGCAGTGATTTATGACCCATGATACGCATGAGACTCACTACATCGCCACCGTTCAGCACATAATTCCTAGCGAAAGTATAGCGCATTGTATGACACGACACACGAACGCCCTTTATTCCGGCTATCTTACCGTAATCGGATATATCCTCCTGAATTGTGCGCCTTCTTAGCGGCTGACCGTCGACATTCAAGAAGAAAACGGAAGTATCGCTATCACCGCGCAATTCCAGATATTCGCGCATATGAACGGCAAGTAGATCGCTAAACGGTACGAACCTCTCCTTACGCCCCTTTCCGAAGACTTTAATAACGCGCTCCTGCCAATATACATCCTCCGTACCAATCGATATCGCTTCTTCTAATCGAAGTCCGGTATCCAGAATTAAGAGTAAGAATACATAATTGCGGTAGCCTACCGGCGTCGAGCGGTTGGGTACGTCAAGTAATGCCATCACTTGGTCGCGGCTCAGAGTACGCAAAACACGTTTTTCCTCCGAAAGTTTCTCTACTGACTCTATAGGGTTCTCCGTCAGATAACCAGTGCTGCAAAGGAAGTTAAAGAATGCCCTCAGACTCCGTATATACTTGTTGATTGTCGGTGCGCTGTTCCCATCATCCATTCTTGTTTGAATGAACTCTTGAATGTCCTCAACAATGATGTCCTTAATTTTCTCAATACCATTGCCCTCCAAAAAGTCACTGAATTTAGTGAGAGCTTGATTGTACGAAGCTGTTGTATTCTCAGTCAAATTCTTAATCTTTCGTGATGTTAGAAACATGTTAATCGCTGAATACATTTCTAACTTCTCTTTTTCCTCTCGTGCTGCAAGTATTAATTCCCTTTTTTCTTTGTACTCCATTTGTATAACCTCCTCGTAACGTCTACGAAAGGCTACCACAAAACAATAAACAGAAAAAGCGTCCGACCCTGGTTTCTAAGGGCAAAACGCTCATTAAACTAAAAATACTTCTTATCAGTAGTTGTTTAGGTAACCAAAAAAGCGTACAATAATGGTAACATATATATTACCACCGCATTTAATCGCGAGACATGCGGCTTCAATTTTTTAAATGTTTATTATAAAAAAGTAGCTTAACTCTTGGTCGGGGCGAGCTACTTTTTTGTTTGTCTTAAAGCTTGTACTGAAATGACAAGTGCCAGTATTGTAACGGTGTAACTTCCGAAATTCAACATTAACGACAAGGATTCATAAGTGCTCATTTTATCCGCTCCATTGCCGCATGTCTCGCTAAAAACATTATATCACATGTGGATAATGTTGGTGTAGCGACACACCAAATCCTGTTTGACTCAAACACCAGCCCTCCGTTTATACCGCAGCGCCTTACACTCTGCTAGTGCCTCCGTATAGGCATCATAAAATAGACCTACAGGAGAATATACGCTCTCCTTCGGTAATCCTGTCCGAAGATCAACCGCCTTCGCGAAATACCTATCCGCCGCCAGTTCGACAATGTCCGGCTCTAGGCGGCCGTTAAACCTCCGCGTCAGCATTTGGTATATGTCCGCGAAGTAGTGATCATATAGAGACGCCGTATCATTGAGCGGCAGTTTACGCAGTGCTTTTGATAGTGTTTGTAGGACTGCTTCATCATTTTCCGTTGCGCCCTTATTTATTTCTCTCTTAAAGTCTTTATTACTTAAATCATTAATAACTTGTATCTGATTATCCGCTTTCGGTTCGTCCATATCGGGAATATCCGTATGTGGAAAATCCGGCTCTGGATCATCAACGATCGGCCGCTCATAAATAATCGTCTCCATACCGGTGATACGATTTGATGAATCGCGCGTTTGTCGGCGTTCAACGTATCCGGCGGCTTCGAGTTCTTTGATCGCGGAATAGACCGCATCCCGGCCGTCTGTAGATCGTTTTACGAGATCGCCAATATAAACCTGCCAATTCGACGGTTTTGAGAGGAGATATGAAAGCATTCCTTTAGCCTTCCAAGACAGCCGATCGTCTGATAAGAAATACGGATCGAGTATCGTGTAACTACTATCGCGCTTAGATACGCGGACAATTCCACCTGATGGTTTCATAGTTACCCCCGTCTCTTTACGTTAAGACGTGAGATAGGCGAGAACTGCGCGTGATTGTCTCTAATTGCGCCTTCGCTTGGTTTTACGTAGCCCTGCGTTGTCTTCACGTCTGCATGCGCAACAATTCGTTGCAGCGTAAATAAATCTCCACCATTGACGAGATAACTTGTACAGAAGTAGTCACGGAATCGGTGCGGTGACACGCGCGTTTCCTTCGTATCAATGCCGGCCTGTGTTGCGTATTTGCGTAGCTGCTTACGGAAGTGATTAGCCTGCAACGGTTCTCCATAATTTGAAACAAATAAGAAAGTCGTATCAAAGTGCGCGCTAGTTTCCTGTATAAGCCGTAGCAGCTCCCGCAAGACAGCCGGAGATAGCGGAATAATTCTTGGCTTACGGTTCTTGTTCAGGGCCGCAGGAAGCCGTATACACCGCGCAGAGAAGTCTATATACGGAGTCTCCAGCGCGAGGAGTTCATTAATGCGAAGGCCCGTATCCGCTAGAGTTAACATGGCAGTCCTATCCCTTATGCCTATGTAGCTCCCCGTATCTGGAGCCGCTAGAAGTGCATCAAGCTGCTTGTCCGTAAATACTGTCTTATCCTCCGTATCATGGCGCGGTGCTTTAACACGAGCTGCCGCGTTCTCGTTTACGATATCTTCTTCCGCCCAAAACTTACACATCGTCTGTAAAGCGCGGAGCCTGGACGTAACGGTCGCGTTAGACAGCGGTTTACCGTCCTTCTGCCGATCCTCTACGTCCTCATAGCGCGTATGATCGTGCGTCATATAGCCGAGATATTCACGAAGCAGCTCCGCGTTTATCTGCGTAACGTCGGTTATATCGTAATCAAACTTCGCCAGCCATTCGTTAAAGTAGCGCCAATAACTGCGGTAATCGGATAACGTGCGCTCGCGTAGCCCCTCCGACCGTTTAGCGCTATAAAACAAGTCGAACGCCATTTCCAGCGTTGTTCCTACTGGCGGCTTATTTAAGCGGCTATTCTTCGAGTTAATAACGGCTTTCTTTCCTAATCGCGGATCATTAGACATAACAAAACCTCCCACATTTTACCGTAGGAGGCTCGTATTTACCCGTAAATCAGCGGCTACGCACCGACGAATTAACGTCCGGAATGCGTTGCCCTATCGTATGCCTATCCGTAACATTCAACGCTGACAAACGTTGATATAACGGGGAATTTTAACGCGGATGCTGGTGAAGGGAATTGAACCCCCGGCCTACGCATTACGAGTGCGTTGCTCTACCCCTGAGCTACACCAGCTTACAGCTGATTTTTCTGTCAAACAAAAAATATTATACAACTTTGAGCCAGAA